GATCAGCCGCTTGCGCTTGTCGTCCAGAACTGACTTGGGCGAGTCCATGACTTTTTGCCAGTAGGCGAAGATCGTCACAACGGCGTCGAGCGGCTTTTGCTCGACAAGGGTTTTATCCTGTTCTTGCTTCTGTTCCTGCTCCTGTTCCTGTTCCTGGTTTCGAAACGGTTGCAGTAACGGTTCGGGAACGGTTCCAAAATCCTCCAAAATTTGGCGAGGAAAATGCTTCGAATGTATCCGGAGAGCCGCAGCCAGCAAGGGTTTCACGGTCGAGCGGTTTGGAATCTGCTCAAACAGGCGGCCAGCTGCAATGCCCTGGTTCGGGTTTTCGATTGGGTTCCACTTCAAGTAGGCGTGCAAGACAACCCATTTTGAGGCGTTATCACGGGTTGCGAAACCCTTCTCCAACAGTTCCGCAAACCCTTCCTCAACCCTTTCCGGCGGCCATTTCAGGTCTTCGGAAACGTAGCCGATTGGCAGGTGGAAGCAACCCAAGATGTTTGAGTGCGGGCTCGTCAATAGGTAGAGAGCAAGCATGCGCCCGGTGTCCGACATGCCGCTCGTGTCTTCGCTGGTCCAAAAAGTGGTTTGCACCTTGCCATAGTCACGCATGGCGCGCCTCCATAAACAGTGATTCTTGAATCGGTGCCGCCTTGCGGTTCCAGAATGTAAGCGCCTGGTGCGACTCGATTCGCCCGCGCATGATGTCTGCACGGGCATCCTTCGTCAGCGGTGGATAGTTCCCGTTGCGCCAATTCTTGTCGATGCCGACATTGCGTGCGATGTTGGTACTGTCGACGCTGGCGAACGGAAAGCGAGTAAAAACCTCCGGGTCGAGCATGCGCAAACCGTGAATCTTGGAGCACGGCCGTCCGGCCCGATCACAAATGACATCCATCGCCTCGGCCATGCGCGTCCACCAGGCGGGTGTTCCAATCTGCCCGAATTCGCCCGAGCTGCCCAGGCAGATGCGCGGCCATTCGCTGACGAGGCGGGCGAGACGGTCCAGTGATTCGTGTAGATGCCACACCGGCGCGCCCACGTGCGGTGCGGATGTGCGCCACGGCCATTCGGCCAGCAGCGCGTCGTTGGCCGCCTCGTCGCCATCGATGACATCCGGAATTACCGCGAAATCGAAATTCGGGTAGCGGTGCAACTCGCCCACCCACTCGTAGTACAGCGACCAATCCGTGATGGGTTGGCCACTTCGCCAAGCTGAGAATGCGCCGTTGTCGACGGCAAACGACTGCGCCACCTCCAGCGCAATAGCCAGTTGCTCAGGGTAGCGAAACGATACGAACGCGTGACCTTCCTTAATGGCACGCACAGCGGCCGTAGCTGGCGTGATTGGCAGGCCGTGATATGGGATCATGGGCGAGCCTCCTGTACACGCGTTGCGCCGAACAAAGCGGCTACCAGCGGATCGCCCACGGCGCCCGCCTTGCGGATCCAGTACTTGCTGCGCCAGCGTGCCTTCATCGAGTCATAGCGGCCGTCCTTCTTGGCCTTGGCCTCAAAACGCAGGCGAATCTGGCGCTTGGTCAGGCGCGGCAGACTGCATGGCGCGTCTGGCAGATCGCCGACGGCATATACGGCCATGGCGGCGCCGGCGCGCGGGTGCGGCTTCCAGCTGACGATGTAAATCATGCGCTCTGCATGCAGCAGGCGCACCCAGCGCAGAACGGCAGCTTGGCTGACGCCTGACTTGTTGACGATATCTGCTTTGGTGCCGGGCATGGCGCCCAGCACGAATTCACGGAAGTTAATGCGCGTCATGTGTGTTCCATATTTTGTTTTTGGTCACTAGGCTCCGCAGCGAGCAGACCCATCGACCGTAAAATTTCGTGCGTGGTGCCGACGGCCGCGCGAAAGGCAGCCTCCAGCCCGGCCAGCGACAGATCAGCTGGGCGCGGGCGCCGGCCGTCGAGCACGTCGTGGCAGGCGCTGCAGCCGAACGCCGCAGCCGTGTCTGGCGCCTTCAGGCCCATGCCCTTCCCGTCCGCCAAGAAGTTCGAATGGCAGAGCACGGTGGTGTCAGGGTCGAAGTTGCAGACGGCCAAGCGCAGCGTGCAGTCCTGGCCGCGCGCGGCGCGCCGGATGGGCGTGGAGACCGGGCCTTTCGACTTCAAGCCGGCCTTGCGCTTCGGCGCCGTGCGCTGGTGCGACTGCACGGAGAGCATGCCGGTGCTGGGCATGGGCGAGGTGCGCTTGAATGGCGTGCGGGCCAAGGGAACGCCGCGCTTCAACGATGAGCTGAGCATCATGATAAGATTTCCTTTTGATAAGGAAATTTATGCTGACCTGGTTTAGATGGACGACACTTATGATTGCGTTGTGTGCAGCTTCCTTCTATGGATATCGCACCGCTCCTTGGTCGTACGTGGACGCGACCATAACCGCATATTGGGTGCAGGCGCTTGGTTCGGTGGCCGCTATTTTTTTCTCTGGATGGTACGCCACCAGGCAAGCTAAGCGTCAGTTCATAGACGCATCCAAGCTGCAACAAATTGCGGCGACGAACTCCGAGCTCAAGATGGCTGAGGCCCTCGAAATGATTGCTTTTCTCGCATCGAAACGAATGCTGCACTTGATTAGAGAAATTGGCTGGAACCGGGAAATTTTCACAAATTACTGTATCGGTGCGACGCATTTCGACAAAAATTTGCTCAACCAAATTCAATATGATTTGGATGCCATTCAATTGCATGACTTGCCAAACAGCAAAATTATTAATGAAATCGCGACTCTTCGCTCTATTACCCGCCAAGTAAAAGAGAACGTTACCAAGGCATTCAATGACTATCGCATCATGACTGGGCAGAACTTCGCCAGTTTCTTTAATATGCTCGATGATGCTCACAAACAAATGTGTGTTAGCTTGATCTCCCTTGAAACCGAGACTACTAAAATAAGAAACAGACTGTAAAGTTGTTGCGCCTTTTAGTTGTAGCATTTCCGCAATCCTGGTATCGATGAAAAATTGATTGGTTTTCATGTATCCGATTCCGAAAATAAACGCGGCTGGATAGCGCCATTGGCATAGACCGTGTCCATGATGGTCGTGGCGATCGGTGAGGCGCGCTTGCGCGGCCATTTGTCTTTGGTTATATTCTTCATCATTCGCAAAGTCCGTAAGCAGAGCTGCACGCCGTTGGTTCATCCAGCGCTGTGAGCAGTGAAAATTGTTTACCGCCGCGGCTGGTCTTTGACCACTCAACCACTGCTTCGATGGTCGACGCCTGGCCAGCGTGCGCCTTGGTACCCATGTGGAAAAACGATACGGGCGAGCGCGGCCGGCACACTTCCGACACCAGAGCTTCCCATTCGGCGATTCGTGCGATGTGCTCAGGGAATCGGCGCGACACTTCGTGCAGCTCCGCCTTGCTGCAGTTTATGCATGGCATGCAGCCGACGCGCGACATGCCTTGCTTGTAAAGCGGATTCGGTTCGATGCCAGCGAGGCGATGAGCCTCGAACACGTCACCGACGTTCCAGCGCAAGATGGGCCGGTAGGTGAATAGGCCGCCGCCCACCACCTCAAAGTGCTTGACGCATGCGCCAGTACCTTGCAGCCGCTCGCGACGTGATTGGCTTTCATCGATACGGACGCCCTGCCATGACCAGATCGCATCGCATTCACGATCGATCAAATCCATGGCGAACTCCGTCAAGGGCTTGGTTTTAAGATATTCCGTGCAAAACTGCCGTTTGCGCGATGGGAAGCCGCCGCGCACCATGCAAAGGTCTAGGTATGGGTTTCCAGATGGGTGTAGCAGCTCAAGCGCACGATGTGCGGCCTCGGCCGTCCAGTGATACATGAACTTGCGCTTCCCATACACGGCAGACTCGGGTTCGCCGGCAGCGATGCGCGCCAGGTTGGCGCGCTTGGTGGCGAATTCATCGGCGAAATCAGCACGCACCACGTCGACCTTGATGCCCAGGGCAGCGGGCAAGTAGTCCAGCGCATATTCCAGCGTGCTCTCGTGCTCATTGCCGGTATCGGCCATGACAAAGCGGCAGGCGGCCTTACCGTGCTGCTCTAGAGCGAGAATGGCGGTGGCCGTGCTGTCCTTGCCGCCCGAAAGCGAAACCAGATGGATAAGACTCATCGTCAATCCTCCATCGCGCGCTTGATGCCAGCGGCGTCGAGGCCAGCAGCCTTGCAACCCAGGCGAGTGGCGTAGAAGTAGGTCATGTCGCCGCATGCGCGGCCTGCCGTTGCAAGGCCGGCGGCCACCAGGCGCTGCATGGCTTCGTGCTGCTGGCCGCTGCCGGCGGCAAAATAGTTGCGCCATCCCCACTTGCACTTCGGATAATGCTGCACGGCGCCCAGCATGTGCTGCAGCTTGGCAAAGTCGCCAGGCATGATCGCGTCGCGGACGGCAGCCAGCGCGCAGGCGGCGCATTTGCCGTGCTGGGCCAGCTGCTTGGCGGTGCTGGCCTTACCGCAGGCGCAGACCTTGCGGATCAACGAATAGGCAGGCGCGGCCTGGTTTGCCAGGTGCTGGCGGGTGATTTGAGCAGGGTTCGTGATCATGCTAATATTCCTTTTTTGCAAGGAGGCGCGCCATGTGGACCTGCAAACGATGCACCGTTGATCTGAAATTTTCCGAGGTTGAACCGGCTGTCGACCACTTCGGCTGCTATTTCCTTTGCCCGCGATGC